GCAGCTTTTTCAAGTTCAACGCATCGGCACTTTCCAAAGCGCGGTTGCGTTCACGCTCAAGCGGTTGCGAATAAGTATTTGGCGGCGTCGGTAATCTCATCGCCCGCTACCTGGTACAGCGTCCAAGCGGATCGTGCCAACACGCCAATCAGCATCAGCATTACCAACCACGCGCATTGCTACTTGGCGGCCTGTGAACCGTGCATTCGTGTACGGTTGCATGGTGTATGGGCCATAAGTTGTGCTTGATGATTCTGGCGTGGGTTTCGTGTAAAACGTTAACTTCACTTGGCCTTGTGACTTTTCATCCGGCAATATTTGCCGCACTGCCATAAAGCGATCACCCGTTGACAGTTCAACCGGGCCTGATTCCGCGTAACGCGTGGACGTGATAGGGGTTCCGTTATCCGTCCATCCTGATTCATGTTCGTAAAGATAACCATCTGTTCCGACCGCCAACGGGTATTGGAAAACGCCCGCATCCGTCCAGCATGTTCGCGTTAATGCGCCAATTGACCAATGATTTTCGCGGTAATTCCAAATGACGTACCGATCAACCTCGTCTGATGACGCTGAAGGATAGAACCACCACACTTCGCCAAAAGCCGAGTTTTGCCCTGCATACACTTTGGCGGTTTGATCAAGGTTAATGTCCGTAAACACATAATCGCCAACCGAGCAAGATAACGGTTGAATCTGTCCGTTAAACAAGAAAAATGATTTGGCTGACATCCAAACCGCGCCACCTTCAATGACGGCGCACGCTTGCGGGCCCACCATACCGCAAAACGAACCAACCTTTTCCTGACCATAAACCAATGGCGGCCCAAGATAGTTCATGACATGGGCATCGGTTTCCGTCAAAATTAAAATCTGTCCGCGCACACGTTTTGCCGCCAGGATGCGACCGTTAGTCTGTAACTCTAACGATCCCGCGGTATTCGTTCCTGATGGCGTCCAAACCGTGTTGTCCTCCTGATCCGACCATTGCACTAAACGCGGGTTACCGCCAGCGCCCAAAGCAAACAAATAACGCTCTGGTGTAACGATTAGTGCCGTGTTGTCGGTTGGCGCGTTTGTGATGACAGCGGCGTCCGACCCTGTGTTAAGCGCCCACTCGTAAAGTTTTCCATCTGAGTTGGCACACGCCACAAGGTTTTCGCCCCAGTTATCGAGCGACCAAGTTGTAGCATCAAGTTCCGCGCCAACAGATCGCTTGGTTCCCCAGGTTGACGCTCCGTAACTACCTGCGCCATAGCCGTAACCAGCAAATGATGAAGATCGCCCTACGGTATAACTGGATGGCGTTATATCGTAAAAGTTTCCGCCATTCCAAACATAAAGTTTGCTATGCGTGCCAATTGCAAGCCACTTATCGTAATCGTTGTCACGCCATGAAAACATGCCACGCGCTGAACCTGATAGCGTGTCAGTAGTAGCGCGCTGCCATCCACCAATCGGCCGCATGGTTCCTTCGTACCACCTAACAAGATTTGCGTCCCAATACCTACCCGCGGCCTGGTAATTGGTGCCATTCCTATATACGCCTGGTGGTATTTTTAGCGGTGCAAGCATGGTTATCTCATCATAAGTGCTTCAGCTTCACGCCTACGCGTTAAACCACGCATCACACGTCCGCGTGCCTTGTTCCACTTCACGCACTCTTCACGCGCACCTGCCCAGTCGCCTGAGTCAATGCGTCGCTTGAACGTTGAGATCCGATAGTTTCCTAGTCCGCAATTGTATGCCCACGACAGGACAGCTGCGAATCGGCGTGGCGCGGCGGAAACAAGCCTCGGTGATAGTTTGATAAGTCCTAATGCAAAGTGAATCAGGTGAGCCTCTAAGCGTTTCTCGCATTCCGCCATAGACCAAACGGTTGTTGGCGTTACGTCCGGGCCTGTTGTCCCAAACCCTATCGTGTAAGGATCGCCATTGGAACCAGGATCGGGATAGGCGGCAACCATACCGTTTGGCAATACCTTAGCGCATCCCTCAAACGGAACCACCAATAAGTCTTTGGCGATCTTGATAGCCTCTTTCATTGTTTCTGGTACTTCTCAATAGATCGGCCAACAAACCAGAATGACACGCACATAGTGAAAAGGCCAAAGTCATCCGAGTCCCATGATTGGTTTAACACGTCCTGCCAACTTGCTTGCGATTCAAACGCTAGATAGATGGCGGCAACCTTCACGGCTGCGTACATAAAGAAAAGCGACCATGTGATGCCTGGACGGACTAGCGCGGATATTGCCGCCACGAACCAACCAGCGGATTTGGCGGTTTCGGCTTGCTCTTCAAATGCGGCCTTGATCGTATCGAGTTGCGCAATGGAATGGTCAACGTACTTCTCTTCCATCTTGAATTGGCCGCGCATCTTTTCCAGATCAGTTTGGAGTTGAAACATATTGAGTTCGTGCTGCCGCTCGTTCTTCTTATCCATGAACTTTAGTATCTCTGGCGCGAGCCTGAATAGCCCACCAAAGATCGAACCCAAAAGCCCACCGGATAACAGGTCAAACATATCAGTGCAACTTGAACGTTGTATTGATTAGCAACAGGATAATGGCTCCTGCGCTTGCGATAAGGATTTGCTCCAAACGCTTTAAGCGGGCGTTGATGCCCGCGTAACGTTCAGCGCACACTGCTTCATGCGTTGACAATTTAGCCTCCACGTCTTTAGCGTTTGCTTCCACGGTTTACGCTCCAAGCGAATCGCCGCCTATCGAATCAGCGGCAATGATTTCAACAGTTACAACCTCATCCACCGTTGTTGCATACTTACCCTCAACCCATGTCTTGTCAGAGTGGTTCCAGTTCCACTGGTAACCTGCCCTGTCTGCTGGCTTTGGTGGACGTACAACCCACTCATGCGACCACCAGATAACTTCCATACCTTCAGGGCAGTCCGGCGCATCAGGCACTTCAATCCAGCCCTCTGTACCGTCTGTGTGATGCTTGGGAATACTTCCGTTTTTACTGTAGAGCATGGTTGGCCTCACTGGACTGGGAAGGGTGCTGTTGGCGTGGTATAGGTGCTGCCTGTGTACCGAGCAAGACCTTTAGTAATTCTTACGTCATCCATATAACCAGTGAAAGGATCTGCACCACTTGCGTTTGCTCCAACTGTAACGGCTGACGTTGAAGTTGATACTGAACCTGTAAATGTTGTTGTGTAAACACGAGATCCATTTAGATACAAACTTACTGTGTTGCTTTCACGAACCATCGCACAATGATTCCAATTATTAAGTTGTAAAGGTGACGTACTAACATAATCATTGAAAGAACCGTTATACAGAATCCCTCTTAAATATCTGTTTGAATCATTAGATAAAGTTAGTAACCAAGCGTACGAAGATGTCCACTGGCCAATTAAAATAGGTTGTAGCGGCGATGCCGTTGGATAAACCCAAGCCTCTATAGTAAAGTTAGAAGAGCCTAGATCCCAGTTAACATCATCCGGGGCTTTTAAGTAATCACCCGTCCCATCAAAACTAATACTCCCACCACCCCACTTGCTCTGTGTTGTGCTGATCTGAGCATTCCCAACAGTCTCCAAGACATTCTTGGCAGTGGCATCAATGACACCAGCGTTGGTGAAGTTGAGGAGGAGGGAAGGACTAGAACCACCTTGTGATGTTGTTGTTAATGGTGCTGTAGGTGGTGTGAATATCTGCGTTCCCTCGGTAGTGCTTGATGTTTGATAGTCAGTCGGGATTGAGCCTTTGAAGATTCTCAGACCGCCGATATTGCCAATAATGTTGTTGCCAATTTCTACTGGCGTAGAAGTAGAGACAATCGTTAAAGCTGTCGTTCCATACTTAACGAGCTTGCCATTCACGAAGAGGCGAAGCGCTGACCCTGATCTGGTAGCAACGCAATGCGCCCAAGCACCAACGGGAACGACGCTTGTAGCGGTCGTAATGAAAGTTTCATTTGACGCATCATCGACGGCCAAACTGAGCTGACCAGTAGAGCCAATTTGGAATAAAAATTCGCAGGTAGGGAATGCGGCGGTGTATTTCTTAACGATCATGTTTGATAGCGATCCGTTATAGCTTGCCAAGTACACCCACGCCTCAAGCGTGAAATTACCTGCGCCAAACTGAAACGCTGCATTGCTAGCAATACTAAGGTAATCCCCCGTCCCATCAAAGTACCCGCTACCACCCACTGCTGATGCTGAGTAGGACTGTGTAGGGGCGAAGGGGGAGAAGGGGGTTACTTGGGGTGAGCCTGAAGCAGTAATGGTTAATGGGCTAGAGCTGTTATCTATAAAGCGGTTAGATTGGCAAGTGAGAAGCGATGTGTTGGTGATTGCCGTTAATGGTACTGTTGATGGTGTAAAGGCTCCTGTATACACGGCAGTTCCGTTGACTACACGAACATTTGAAACGTAGCCTGGAAAATAAAGAGGACTTGCGGCTGAATATCTGGCTATGGTTGCAGCATTAACAGTGCTAGGTGTAAATGTATGTGAACCAGCAACCGTACCGTTTACATAACCGGTTGTTGTTCCACCACTACGCACCACTGCGATATGTGTCCATGAGTTAATCGGAACGGTCAAATTACTAAATGCTGATTGGCCGGTGCTTCCGTCCGTAACAGTTAGATAATTTGAAGCATCAATGTAAACGATAACACCGCTATTGCCTCCAGCATTGAGAAAAATAATACTTTGGAGAGCACTGCCAGAAGTTCTATAAATCCATGCTTCAATTGTGAAAGTTGCATTAAGCGCTGGATGTGATGATGTCAAATAAGAACTACCATTGAAATAATTCCCCCACCCAGTCTGGCTGAACGGCGAGAACGTGCCCTGCGTTGCATTTCCATTGGGCGTGATTAAGAAGTCATTGACTGAACTGTCTTTGAACGTACGGTTTTGTTTACCGTCAGTGCCGTTGCCTGGGAGGAGGAGCGAAACAAGGTTGAAGTAGGTATCTTTGATCAGGCCGGACGTGAACCCATAAACGTTAGCAATGGCCGCGCCAAGTGTTGAAAGAACAGGCATATTCGCTGCTCCTTACGCAAACTTCGTTTGGGATGCAAGGATCGTGTAAGTGCTTGCAGCCGTTTTGATAATACTGAACACATAAGCGTCAATGGATGTTGTATTGCCCGCTGATGGTGCCGTTCCCTGCTGCCATTTGACGCTAACGTTAGTCGTTGTGCTATCAACCTGAAACCCGGTTGGGTAGTACCCAGTTGGGCCATTCGTCACGAGAAACGCGCACGTTAACGCTTGATTGGTTGTCATGAACGAATTAAGCGTTGTTGAACCATCGCCACGAAAATTGAATGTCCAATTTGCTGACGCGTTTGATGTGTAATAGTTAACGGCTTGCGTTGCAAGATCAACGTTAACTGTTCCGGTCGCCGCGGTTGCAGCAATGTTTGCTGACTCAAGGATTGGTTTTGTTTGGAGTTTTCCTGCAACGTTTAATACTTTACCTGCGCCCACGTTCAAGCCAACGCTTGTACCGCTACCCGCTGATGCGAACAACGCATCAAGCGTATCCATGTTTGTGTTGAGTTTGTAACCCCATGTATCCGTTGACGCGCCAACTTCAGGCTTGGTAAGTGAAAGGTTACTGGTTGTTGTATCGGCCATGATTTACCTCGTTAAGCGGCATCCCGCCATGGTGAATTGATTGGTGTCCATGTGTTGGACGGATCTGTGATATTTGTCCAAGTGGTGGTAACAGGTGCAACAGGTTCCCATTTCAAACCGCCGTCGGCTGACATGGATGAATCAACTTGAGCAAATGCTGAAGCCTCAAGCGTCGTACCAGCATTAGCCGTTGCACTTGATTCGGCAACGGCATGCGCTTGCGGACTTGCATCAACGTTTGCATCAGCTGTTGCACTTGATACAGCGTTGGCAATAGCTTGTGAACCTGCATCAATTTCAGCGTTTGCCGTAACTGTTGATTCAGACACGGCAAGCGCAATGCCGCCACGAACCGCAATCCCTGTTGCAGACTGTTCACTGGTACTGGCGGCCTGCGCGGTGCCATCTCTGACAAATTCTCCCGATGCGCTTGCCGTGGTTGTGCTGGTTGCGGTTGCGGTTCCTGATTGAAGGAATGCACCACTTGCCGTTGCGTTTGTTTCGGATAGTGCACTAGCGGTTGCGCTAAACCGTATACCGCCAAGCGCAGTTTGTGTTGAATCGCTTGCAGCGGCAGCTGTTCCTGAGAACAGAATGCCGCCTGTTGCAGTTGCTTCGCTTGTACTTGTGGCAAATGCCGATTGACCAGAAACAACTTCAGCACTTGCGCTAACGGTTGATGTTGATGCGGCAGTTGCCGTGCCATCGGCAACCATTTGCCCGGTTGCTGTTGCACTGGTATCGCTTGATGCTGGCGCATCACTTTGGCGTATAGCTGTTCCGCTAGCCGTTTGCGTTGATTCGCTTGCTGCTGTGGCTGCGCCATCCTGAATGATGGTTCCGGCTGCCGTAACCGTTGAAACTGAATTTGCTTCAGCGGTTGCGCTAATAACGCCAGCACCCGCCGAATATGGCCCCGAACCGTAGGCATAGAATCCGTAATTAGCCAATCCGCCCGATATTTTTTCGCCATCCGCGGTTGCGCTTGATACGGCGGTGCTAACGGCCTCAGCTTCAATGGCATCTGGAGCGGAATACTTACCCAGGCCATATGCGCCAACGCCGTAATTATCGACAGGCGCATCGGTTCCCCATTTGCCACTGCCGTAAGCACCATTGCCATAGTTAAGGGCCATTCACTTACGCCAAAGTGACTGACAGATTTCCAGTTGCAAAACGGAATACGTCACCACTTCCAACGGCCTTGCTTGCCGTTAGATCGGCCCATGACAGCATATTGCCTGACGTGCTGGCGTCGAAAATAGCTGCCGCCACAACCGTACCCCACGAACCGGATGCCGTGGGAAATTCAACGTTAGCCGAATTGGATGCTGTTGTTGGTGATGTACCTGTCACGCTGAACGTTGCCGCGGTGCGTGCGTAGCTGTTGCCAGATACTTCCGTGCCGCCGCCAGCATCCGTAGGTGCAACGGTAAATAGTCCAACGTAAAGCGAAGATGGTGATGTGTAAGACGTGTTGGTAAACACATGCTTCATCACTTTATCTTCAAGGTAATCTGAAAATGAACCTGCCATGTTAGTAGCTCCTTGCTCTCATGCGCGGCGTGGTACCGCTAAAGTTTGACCTTTGCTCTTCAAGCATTAGATCGTTGAAGGCTTCCTTATATAAAGTGCCCCAAGTGGTAATGCGATCATCATCGCGCAAGTAAGGTGCGCTTTGAACCAATGCGCCATATAGATACATGGCTGGCGATTTCGCAAGCAACCAGTTGCTTGTATTGCTATCCGAAAGCGCCGGAATCTTTTTGTAGTAAGACATTTCAACGGTGTACTCGCCACCAGGCGAAGGGATCACTTCAAACGTTTGACCGACAATCGAGTAATACTTAGGTTCGTTGGCGGCTGCAAAGTAAGTGGATCGCAAATCGTCGGCTTGCTCGTTGCTCACAAATGACAACTTCATGGGCGTTGCTGTGTTCAACTGAATGTTGATCATTTGCAGGAAATCGGCTGGCAGTTCCGTGTACTGCGTATCGAGCGATGCGGTTGCGCGCTGCACCATATCGCGTGTGCGGATCGTGCGGTTAAACGTTGCTTCCGCCAAAACAATGAACGATGGAATGACGGACGTTAAGTCATCGCGGTTAATCCAATCCGCAATGCTTGATTTTAGTCCGCTGAATGTGTCGAGTGCCATCAAGCCACCTTTTGAGTTTCGACCGGAGCGCCCGCTGCTTTTCTGCGCTCATCTTCCATCGGTCGGAGTGCCCAAGTATGCTCGTGCTTATACTCGAAGGTTCCTATGTGCCCAATTTGCTTGGACAGGTCATGATCAATATACAACGGAATGCCGTTGTCCCGCAACAACTTGCAGAAATACACATCCTCGCCCATGTAACCCTTGGCTTGCACATCCCATGGCGTTGCAAACCATGGCATATCCAAAACCTTAAACACGTTAATGTCAACAAGCATCACGCCAGTTCCCACCATGTCCACTTGCTCAAGGCCCGTGTCCTCCGGCATTGAGTAACGCAATACTTTGCGACCCGTTTCCCTGTCATAGTTTCCTGCCGTTGGGCCAGTTGGCATTCTGCGCCTTGCGCAGTTGGCCGCCACGACGCACTCGCCATGCGCTAGCAATCGGCTAATCGTATCCGCGGGAAAACGCATATCGCTATCAAGGAATAGCAAGTAATCGGCATTGGCGTGAATGGCGTTCATAACCAATTCCGTGCGCTGCGAGCAAAGCAATGTG